ATATTTGCTATGAGACTTTGGAAGACTTGTATTATTCAAGTTTTCCCAATACCGCAAGAGGTCAGAGTCTTGACAGGTTGGGACCATTTGCTGCAGTAAGCAGAAATCAGGCAACTCAAGCAAGAATTGAGGTAAAAATAAAAGGAACAGTGGGAGAATCTGTGCCGTCAGCTTTTTTGCTTAAAAGTGATAAAACGAGTTTTTATATAGTAAATGATTATACAATAGACAGCAACGGTGAGGTTGTAGCAATCGCTAACTGCGTGGACGACGGTGTGGTCGGTAATATTTCAAACGGTGAGAGATTGGACATTCAAAATCCAAGAATGGGAATAGATTCGGTAGAGTTTATAAGGATTGTTCAAAACGGTGAAGAGCTTGAAAGTGATAAGGACTTTAGAATTCGATTTGCCAATTCTTTAGCAGGTGCGGGAAGTTCTACGGAGAGTGCTATTAAAGGCGCAATCTATCGTGTTCCTCTGGTGGACGGTGTATCGGTTATAGACAATAACAGCGATACCGCTTCGAGCATACCTCCTCACAGTTTTGCGTGCTATGTGCTTGCTCCTGAGAGTCAGTATGACGAAATTGCCAAGGCTATATTCGATAAAAAACCATTAGGTATTCAGTGCATTGGCGACATAGAAAGAACTGTATATGACGCATGGGGAAAGCCTCATACTGTTAAGTTCTTTGCTACTTCCAAAGCTGAGCTAAAAATCTCTATACAAATTAAGACTAATCAGTACTTTGAGAGTTCAGGTATTAGTCAAATCAAAGACAACATTGCGAATTTTATAAATAATTTGGCTAACGGAAGCGATGTATATTATACGAGTGTTTTTGGATATATACATAATGTTACGGGTGTTGTCAGTGTAGTTGACTTAAAAATATGTAAAATTGGACAAACCCCGGGAAATAGCGATATTGCTATTGGGGAGCAGGAAATAGCAAGGATTGATGTATCTAATATAAGCGTGGAGGTAGTTTAATGAATAAATCTTACTTGCTTCCCGACTGCTATAGGAAAGATCCGGAAAGCAATAACTACAAGCTGCTTGAGATAGGACATCTTGCAATAGATAAGCTTATGAATGACATAAGTGACACAAAAAACTCCAAGGATTTGACAAAGGCCTATGGAGCAACACTTGAGCATTTTGGAAACATGATAGGTCAGTTAAGGGGTAGCTTAGACGATAATCAATATAGATACCTGTTATATATGCGTATCGGTAAAAATCTTGTAACAGGTAATTATAATTCTGTTATAAGAGTTGCCAGGTCTATGCTGGGTATGGATGATAACAGTAATGAATTAGCAATTGATGATGCCGAAGGAGGTAATGTACATATAAGGTCAATACCTCTTGCTACTCTTGTTTCCAGCGGATTTTCAAGCAGACAGGCAATACAGCTTATAAAGCAGCTCTTACCTATAGGTGTCGGGATTATAACGGACGGTTTTGAAGGCACATTTGAATTCGACAGCAGTGAGAATGTATATGACGAGTCTAAAGGTTTTGCAGACTTGAACAACAGTTTTGGAGGATATCTTGGGCTTATGCTGGGAGACGATGATAACGCACCTGTTTTGCCTTTGAGATAGAAAGGAGTATTATGCAGTTTAATGAGGATTTACCAAAGTGGGAAGCTGTAGGAAGTGCACCGCCTGAGTCGCTTCAAAATACAGGTTTTGTGGCAGGATATAAGCCACCTGCAGCATTTTTTAATTGGCTGTTTAACAGGATATATAAGTCAATTAAAGAGCTCAGGGGTAAGGCTGATGAAATCGGAAGAGTAATAGATGTTACTCTTACAGTGAATGGTTGGTTAGCTGAAGGAGATTTCTACAAGCAGGAAGTTGCTGTATTTGGTATCAAGGCAGATGATAATCCTACTTTAGTAAAAAGGATTGATAAGAGTATTCAAAACAATGACAGGCTTGTGAAAGCATATGAAAAGAACTTTTCTTTTATTTTTGACGGTGACACTAAAAACGGTAGTGCCATTTTTTATGCTTATAAAAAGCCCGGTGCCGATATAAAGGTTGGTTTAAAGGGGGTGTGATATGGGTAAGATTTTAATACCCGGAAGTTCGGGTGGAGGAGTATCATCAGATGATGTTACTGCCGGCAAGGCTCAAGTGCTGCAGGGCTATAAGACGGTCACTACTGATAGTGATGATGAGGTCGTTGATGGTGAAATCGTAAATCGTGGAAATATAGTAGATACGTCTGGATTTGAAAATGCATATTGGGATTCGAAGTATCTCGCACGAATGGAACAAGGTTTTTACTCACAAAATGGGCAGTGGAAGCCGTGCGTGGCCATACCATATGCAGTGATGGCAAGCGTAGCAGGTATAGATGCGAACAGAATGCTCAGTAATTTAACCGTGGCTGGTATCACGGGTAAAGTTAAAATGATTAACACTCAGGACAGCAACTATAGAATCAATAAATCCGCTGCATTTGGAATTGATTACTGGACGGAACCGAGTAATCCTACATTTTACATAGACCTACCTCATGGAAATGCTTATTACAATAGAAATGATGGACATCCGCACGTCTGCATAGATGCGGCAAATCTAGGGACCGCAGGAGCTGACTCAATATTAAGTGGGCAGACTGCTTCATCGCAAAACGGTATTAAGTTTTCAGGTACTATACCGAGGTGGATTTGCACCACTGGCGATGTTATAAGTGCTAATAATGGCGATGGGCATGCTTGGGACGATATCTATGCCGGAAGAGGCCGAGGCGTCATCGTTGGAATAAAAAATGGCTCTTGCATTCAGAATGCCAACTGGGTGTTTTTATCATCGCCTAATCTCTACCCTTGGAATATAAAAGCAGGTGTAAACATCAATGGTGTTGTCGGCACTATGCAGGACTACAGCGCAGGTAGACCGGTTTTTGACGGTGCCACTTTCAACACGCTTTATGTGGGGGGAGTGGCGAATAAGGATTTTCAAGAAGCAGGAATATATCGTGACAGAACATCATCTGCGAGCAACTACTCAAGGTATGCAGGTGGAACAACTATAAATGTTTCAGCAGGAAGCAATTTTCATCTTTGGGCAAATAGACAATATGTTGGATTTGTTCTTGACAGAGCAATATTATTTACATTCTTTAGGCAGCTAAAAATAACATATAAACTAGATGTAAGAATGTATACGGGTAGATACAATCGTATGGCTGGAGTTATGGTATATGTAAACTTATACGATGCGGGAAACAGAAGCCGGTTACTTGGTGGAATGTATAAAATGCATAGTTCGTCTGAAAGGATAGGTAGTACATATAATGGAGATACATATGAGATAGTTATTGATACATCAAGCATAAATCAAGATGGATTTGTAGCACTGTGTTCGGATGCATATAGTGATGATAACATGTCGAGTGCTATAGGCAGTGTAACATTTACAAAGATAGAATTGATAAATTAGGAGGATTAAATGAGTAAGCTAATATTAAAAGATAAGACGGAGATAGAGTTATCGACACATTACGGAGACACTTTTGTAACGGTGATAGATAACTTTGCAAAGCTTGACGAGCTTAAGGACAAGTTAACTGATGCAAATACTGTAATTATGACAGTGCAAAGTGACGTCGGTGATGAGACTATAACAGGGCTAAAGCTGCAGGGAATAACTACGACTTTTATAAAAAATGAGCTTGGAGCTATTACACAGATACAAGTCTTACTAATGTTTAGAGCTATGGACAAGGTAGAGCAGGTGGAGGCCACCTTAACAGGTCGTATAGACGCTCTATCAAATATGGTAGCAGAGCTTATGGGAAGCGAGGAAGGAGAAGGCAATGAGTAAGAAAAAGACTAAAGTATATATTAAGTTTTTTGCGTCAAGGATTAAGTATGGACTGATGACACTTGATGAAGTGCCAGAGAAGTACAAGCAGTTAGTAGAAGATTTCATGAAAACTGATGAGTACCTGATGATGTAGCCACAACAAATATAAAAATATGTGTAATTCCTATTGACAAATATAATTATATGTGCTATTATATAGTCATAAGGAGGTAAGAAATGAAAAGTTACTCATCAAGGGAAGTGATAAAAATGCTAAAAGAAGATGGTTGGTATGAATTACCTAAAACCGGAACAAGCCACTTACAGTTTAAGCACCCAACTAAAAAAGGGCGAACAACTGTTAAGCATCCGGACAAGGACATACCACTTAAAACACTTAGAAGCATTGAAAGACAGTCAGGGTTAAAGTTTCAATAGCCCTGACGGGGGCTTCCCTCTTGATGATTTACATATTTTTATATAAGGAGAGCTATATGAAGAAAGTTGATAGATATTATTATCCAGCTATATTTACATATGAGGACGGGAAAGAGATAGCAGTAACATTTCCGGATTTAGATTGCGCTACAAGTGGTGAGGACGAAAAGGATGCACTTTTATCCGCCAGAGATTTACTGGGATGCGTACTTAACGGTCTTGAAGAGGACGGAGAACCTATACCACCTGCAAGTAGATTGTGTGATATGAAATTAGATGATAATGAAAGAGCCGTGTTAGTGGATGTTTATATGCCAAGTATTAGAAATGCCAATGTGAATAAATCTGTAAACAGAACAGTGACATTACCGGCTTGGTTAAATGCAGCGGCACTTGAAAGAAATATAAACTTTTCGCAAGTGTTACAGGAAGCACTAAAACAGCAGATTTCATAAGTATTTAAAAGCACCGATTAGGGTGCTTTTTTGTTGCAAAGAAAGGAGCATTAGTAATGCATTTTGATATTTTTAAACCTGTTTTTGATATTATGAGAGGAAATATTCTGTTTCAGCTTGTAGTAATTATGATTGTAATGGATGTGGTCTTTGGAAGTTTGAGAGCTGCCAAAGAGAGAAGCTTTAATTCCAGTGTAGGTATAGATGGGGGCATCCGTAAAATCGGTATGCTGATATCTTTGGTATGCCTGGTATTTGTAGACATATTGTGCCCGGTGAATCTCGTAGGATTTTTGCCTGAGACTTTAAGGGAATATATACATATGCAGGATATTACAGTGATGGAGTTTTTTGCACTGCTTTATATAGTATATGAGGTACTTTCAGTGCTTAAGAATATGACATTATCGGGACTACCTGTACGCAGGGTGTGGATTACAGTAAAGGGATTCCTAAGGAAGAACACAGGCGAATTTATAGAGATTGAGGACAAAGAATAACGAGGGCTTCGGCTCTCTTTTTTAGTGAAAGAAAGGAAAAAGAACATGGATAGTGCATTTTTAGCAGGCGAAACTCTGCTTGGTGGAAACTACTCTCAGTATACCCCGTCTGGTAAGGGACTACTCGCGCAGCAGGGCAGATTGGGCAAGATACCGCACTTCGGCGACAAGATATACTTTTACAGTCCAAAATTAAAAAGAGTATCTCATGTCGGCATAGTCACATCTGTAAGCAAAAGCGGTGAGCGATACGACATCGAGACAGCGGAAGGCAATACAAGTTCAATCTCTTTTGACAGAAATGGCGGTTGCGTGGCAAAAAAGAGATATTCTTTTACGCTTGCAGAAGTGGGCGGAACGAATAGAATAAATTGCTTTTGCAGTCCAAATTTTTTAGAAAGCACTTGCACAGCAGGTGGGTTTGTAAAGGTCGCCCTTGAGGAAGTAGGGTACGAAGAGAAGGCAAGTAATGCAAATCTTGAAGATAAGCATGCCAATAGAGGGCAGGCAAATTATACCAAATATGGCGCTTGGTACAAGGAAAATTGCGGAGGCGACCACCCTGCCTACTGGTGCGAGCAATTTGTAAGCTGGTGTGCCTACATGGCCTGCAAGGCTCACAAAGAAGCTTTAAAAAGCGGATGGGTAGAGATTGCCGGTAGATGGCAATATCTTGAAAAAGGCAAGCCGATAAAAGGGCAGTGGCTACAAGTTGGCGGAAGATGGTATGTCTTTGACGGCTCGGGCAATATGATACAAGGGTGGTTTAAGTCGGAAGAGGATTGGTACTACTTAAATCCAACAGACGGAGCAATGCTTTCAGGGCAGTGGATAAAGCTAGATGGGATTGACTACTATCTGACACAGTCGGGAGTGATGGCAAGGAATGTGTATATTTTGACTGATGGGGTATACTATAAGGTAGATGAAAACGGCAAGTTTATCGAAGAGTATAAGAGCACGCCTGCAGATGTTGAGAGTGTAGGCATAGCAGAGTAGAAAATGCAAAGTCTAATAAATGTCTAATGTAATGAGAAGAAAGTCAGTATTTACAAGGCTTAAAGGTACTTTAAAGTACTGACTTTTAATCAAGTTGTCC